AAGTCGTCCAATAAGAATATTGTTGTTAGATGAGGTTGATAGATATCCATTGGTGGCAAAGAACGAAGGCTCTCCAATAGACATCGTGAAAAGAAGAACAGCAAATTTTCATGATTCCAGCTTCATTTGCGTATCAACTCCCACGACTGAAGATGATTCAAAGATTTATGAGCTCTTTTTATCTGGTACTCAATCATATTGGAATATTAAGTGTATTCATTGCCAAGATTACTTTTATCCAGAATGGAAGCATGTCAATTGGTTAGATGATCAACCAGAGACAGCAAAAATTGTTTGTCCAATTTGCGGCGGATTACATGATGACAACGATAGATTAGTAGCTTCTCAAAATGGAAAGTATGTAGCTAAATTTCCTGAAAGATTGAAGAAATCTTTTCATTCAAATGCTTTAGTAAGTCCATGGGCAAAGCTTAAAGAAATGGTTGAAGAATTTATCGCTTGTGATAATCAACCTTCAAAATTAGCCCCCTTCAAAAACACGGTTTTGGGCTTACCTTATAAGTATGTTGGAGAATCTGTAGGCGATTTAACTGTTTCTCAGCGGGTGAAAGATTATTCAATAAATAATATACCAAATGCTGTAATTTTACTAACCGCGGGGGCCGATGTTCAAGGCGATAGAATTGAGTGTGAAGTTCTTGGACATACAGCAGATGGACGTACATATTCAATTGATTATATGGTTGTAAATGGCGATACAAAAGATTTAGCCACCTTTGAGGAGTGGAAAGAACTTTTATTTGTTAATAATGAGTATGTTCGTGAAGATGGAATTCGCTTATATCCATCAAGCACCTTAATTGACTCTGGCTACAACACAAAGATTGTTTATGCGTTTTGTGAGAGAAATAAGCGACTGAAGATAAATGCTAGTAAAGGTATTGCTGGTCCAAGAGCAATGATTGCTTATTCACGATCCCCTTATGGTGCAAGTTTTTATAAGGTTGGTGTGGATATCTTCAAAGAACAAATTTACAACAACTTGCAGATTAGTGATGAAAATAAAGAAGGATATTGTTTCTTTCCACATGGACGTGACCAAGATTATTTTATACAACTTTGTCAATCTGAAACCAGGGTTAGTACAGTTGATAATAGAGGACAGAGATATTTTCATTATGTGAAAAAGAATAAGAATATGCCAAACGAAGCTCTCGATTGTCGAGTTTATGCTATGGCTGCATATGAAATTATAAGACCTCAAGCAAGAAGAGATGCTGAATATATTATTAAAAAGCAGCAGATTGTTATTGAAAATATGCAAAAAGATACTGAAATTGGCGTAAAAGATGCCATAAATGAGGAAATTTATAAAGAAAGAGCAACTATAAATAAATTACTACCTTCTGTTTCAAAATACGCAGCATGGTCAAATAACGTTAAAAGGATTTAATATAAATGATAGATATTCAAAAAGAAATTATCCAAGGTGATAGTTTAGAAATTAAGGTTAATCAAAGCGATATTAATATTGAATTAGATGATGTAGTTAATATTGCAATTAGAGGAAATGTTAATTTAGATATTATTGGAGTATTAGAAGATAGTGATTATGTGTTTAATATAACTTCTACTCAATCAAGTAATTTAGTTGAAGGACAATATAAGTTAATATTATATGTTACTAATACTAATTATAAGAAAACTCTATATGCATCGAGTCTAGTTGTAAAGCCGGATTTAACTGTAATTGAAGCAGGGTATGATTTTAAAACTCATGCACAGAAGATGTTAGAGGCAATCGAGGCATTTATTGAAGGTCGTGCAACTAAAAATCAACTTGATCATTTAATGACTGAGGTTGATGGTAAAAAGTTACAAAGGATGTCAATGTTAGAGTTATTAAAATTGAGAGACTATTATCAAGGAAAGGTAAATGAAGAAACAGGGAGAATTCCTAAGCGATTTTTATACAGTTTTACACGTTAAAGGAATAACATGAAATTACTTAACATTTTTAAGAAGAAATCGGTATTAATAGATACTCCAATAACTAAGAAGTATGCTAGATCATTCAATGGTGCTCGTTTTGGAAGAATGGAAGACCTAGAAGCTTCATTTTCCATAAATGCAGATATTCAGGCTTCATTGGAAACATTAAGAGGAAGATGCCGACATTTAGCACAAAATGACCCTTACGTCCGTAAAGCACTTAATTTATGGGCAAATAATATTATTGGACCAAATGGGATTGATTTACACGTTCAGTCAAGAAAGGCTAATGACGAGTTAGATGATAATCCTAATTCAATGATTGAGAATTTATGGTGGAATTGGCAACGCTACGGAAATTGTTCCACGGACGGAACTACCACCTTTACTGAGTTTTGTAAAATTATAATTGAGTCAGTTGCAAGAGATGGCGAAGTCTTAATTGTTAAGAAATATGGTTCAAATTATGGCAAGAATAAGTTTCAGCTTGATGCTATTCCAATTGAGTCGCTAGATAGTTCTTTTGAGGGTATAGCAGATAATGGTAATTTCATATTTCAATCAGTTGAATTAGACAAAAATCTTAGACCTGTTGCTTATTGGATAAAATCATTTGATAAAAATGAACCATCAATGCTTAAAAATTTCAATGGTTCCAAACCTACTATTCGAATTCCTGCAGAAGATTGTTTTCATATATTTAAGAAACATTATTTTGGGCAGATAAGAGGTGTACCTTGGATTGTAACTGCAATATTAGGTCTTCATCATATTGATAATTACAAAATATCTGAATTAGAAATGGCTCGTGTTGCTTCACTTAAGCAACTATATTTTACAATGCCAGCAAATCCAGATGGTATTTCTCAAGAAGATATTGATCAACTAGGTCAAATGAATATTGAATTAAAACCTGGTGCAGCAGATGCATTACCTCAAGGTGTTGAACCAAAGGTAATTGATTTCAATTCACCAAATGCAAATATGCCTGATTTCCTTAGAGCACAACTTAAAGGAATTGCTTCTGGTCTTAATTTATCTTATTCGTCTTTAGCAAATGATTTAGAAAACATTAATTTTTCATCTGCAAAATATGCCGCCTTGGCCGACCAAGATGCATTTCAAAATTTGCAGGTATGGTTTGTGGATCACTTTATTGACCGTGTATATCGAGATTGGCTATTAGTTCAATTATCTTCAAATATATTGTCTTTGCCATTTTCAAAATATGAGAAATATTGCAATGTTAAATGGACAGCTAAAGGTTTCAAATCTGTAAATTTAGTAGAAACAGCTCGTTCATATGTGATGCTTTACAATTTAGGCATTTTATCGCTACAGCAAATATCTAGTGAAATTGGGTTGGATTGGGAAGAGACAATTTCAATGGTAGCAAGAGAGAATAAGAAGATTGAACAACTTGGAATTAAATTAAATAATAATATTGATGTTTATCAACTCGAACAAAACAGTCAAGTTGACAATAATCTTTCTGATAAATAGAAATATAAATAGATATAAATAATCTCATGGAGAATAATTTACATGGATGTTAACAAATTTACAAGATCAGCTGAATTTGAAGCTGATACTTATAATGAACAAGAGAATACGATTCAAATATCATTTTCATCAGAGGCTCCTGTCCTTCGAAATTCCCTTGGGTGGGAAATATTGAGCCATGAAGACGGTGATGTTGATTTATCTTTTGCTGATTCTGGAAATTGCCCCTTTCTTTTAGATCATAGATACGATGACTTTGAATATCACATAGGTGTGGTTAAAAAAGCTTGGATTGAAAATAAAAGAGGAAAGGCATTAATTCAATTTTCAGGAGATGCGGAAAAATCAGGCATCATAAATGATATTAAGAATGGTATTCGACCTAACGTTTCATTTGGTTATGAGCGATGGGGTGAGTCCTTGGTTGGACAAATAGAAGGCATCAAAGCATATAAATACAAATTCAGACCCTACGAAATATCAAGTGTGAGTGTTCCCGCAGACGAAACCGTAGGTACAAACCGTTCAATCGAACCAATTATTAAGGATAAAACTAACATGGAAAATCAAGAAATTAAAACTCAAGAAGTTAATGTAGATGAAGTTCGTTCTGCAGCTGTTAAAGAAGCAACTCAACGTGCTTTAGAAATTACTTCTTTATGTGATAAATTTGGCATGACTTCACGTTCTGCTGATTTTATTAAATCTGAAAAATCACTTTTAGATATTAAAGCAGATATTTTAGCTGAAGTTGAAAGCCGTTCTGTTGAAATCGAAAAGAAACCAGTTGACGTAGTTCGTACTGGTGCTCCATCTGTACATACTTCTGAAAAACCAAAATATGACATCCGTAAAGCTCTTTTAGCTGCTGCTGATGGTGATTGGAGCCAAGCAGGTTTTGAACGTGAAATGTCTCAAGAATATTCCCAATCTTTAGGTCGTGGTTGGTCTCCAAATTCTTTAGCATTCTCCCAAAAACAAATTCGTGCAGATGCAATTTCTGATGTTGCCACTGCTGGTAATGTTGGTAACTTAGAAATTGCA